ACTCCATACAAATATGCTGTGCCTTGCGCTATATCACCATATCCAAAATAAAACTTTATACCTCTAATTGCATCACTGGCAGCCTGCTGATAAATATCAAAGCCAGCATTGAAGTAACCAGCCTCCGCATAACCTCCATTGCTGCTGAATTCAACGTATTGTCCGAAGATTTGTGGTGGCACTTGGTTGCTATCGTCAGTGTAGTTTCTGCCAACCAACCTACTAACAAGCCTTATTCCCTCATGGCTGGCATGACCGACACTATTGCCAACCTTCATATAGCTATGATTAGGGTCTTGAACTGGAGAAGTGTTATCATTGCCCCTTGCATATGTATATTGATAGTGGCTGCTTGAAATCTCATTACCGCTGGTATCCAAGAACCTAATTCGCAACTCATCGTTATCGGTGTTTGGATGCAAGTGCAGAACAATATCAAACGTATCAAACTCAGCTGGTAAGTTATCAAAGGTTATTGAAGTAGTATTTGAGGTTATGTTTACTGTTGATAAAGCTACATAACCAAGCGTTCCAGAAGCATTAGGAAGTAAGACCGTTCTATCACCTGTTGGGTCTTCAACATTCAAAGTTGTTTCATAGGCATCGGCTGTAGCGCCTTCAAACGAAACGCCACCAGATATGAGAATATCACCAGTAACTTCAACACCATTGCCGTAGGTACTTAGCTTAGTTGAGCCACTATTAGTTAATTGGTCTACTTGTGTGAGATTTGTCAAAGCAGAGCCATCAATAGCTGGCAACACTGATGGAAAACGAGCGTCTGGAATAGTGCCAGAGGTCATACTCGTAGCACTGAATGACAGAAGAGAAAACGTGCCGTAGCCAACAATATCAACAGTATCGTTCAAAGACGCACCAGAAGCTAAAACTACTGAGGTACCGTTTGTTGCTGTGAAATCGGTGCCATTAATGAGTTTAATACCATTAAGATACACATCTAAGAAGCCAGCATCATACTCTGCCGCAAATGTAGTTTGCCCTGCGGTTGCTGTGTACGTTTGACGTTGTGAAGTACCGTTTAGAGTACCCGTGGCAATCACAAAGTTGTTTCCATTGTAAACTCGCATCAAGCCTAAACCTGACGTGTCGAACCACAAATCACCAGTATTTGGATTGGATGGGGCTGAGCTGCCTACCTGATAACGCTGTGCAAAGCCGTTTATCTGTGACAGATTACTGCTGCTTGCAAGTGTGTTTATGTTTGCAATATTAGTTGAATCGGCAACAGTAGTAATATTTGACAAGTTAGTGCTATCAGCAACTGTGGTAATATTTGCCAAGTTGGTCGCATTAGCTACAGTTCCAATGGTATCCGTACCAGTGATGTTTGCAGCTACGTTTCCTATATCGGTCGCATCCCCAGCAACTGCTGTGATGTTCGCTAGGTTCGTTGCGTTAGCTACTGTGTTGACTGAGGTGATGTTGGATGCCACCAGAGACAGGTTACTGTTCACCACTGATATTGTGTTGCCCATACCATTGCCATGCACTGTGCAGTAGTACAGCAGTGACGAAGGTGCGTTGCTTGCCACATCTATTGTCACTGTTGCGCCAGCCTGACCAGCTGTGCCTGAGACGGTAACGCCTGTGGTGTAGCTGCTGCTGCCTTCTTTAAAGGCCAAGGGATGACCGGAGACACTGGAATCTGCAACATTGAATATGTACGTGTTGCCCCTATCAAGGGTCAGTGTCGGATTGGCTACACCATCTATATAAAAGACCCCATTTGCAACAGTAACTGCAAAAGTGGTACTCACACCAATTGCGTTAACAAGCGCATTAATACCAGTGATATTTGAAGCTATCGTATTGATGTTTGTCTGCTCACTGGATGATGGCTTTACGTCTTCCCATGCACTTCCTGAATACGCTCTGATGCCACTACCTGTCTTGTAGTACAAGTCACCAACATCTAGTCCAGTCGTTGGGTCAGACGCAGCTGCACCATGATACTGACCTGTGAACGTGGCTAGGGCATTTGCTGCTTCTGTTGAGTAATGCAAAGCTGAATAACCAGTGGTTTGCCCATCTGAGAGCGTAAACTGAGTATTGTGTGCTGTAATTGCAAGCTTCTCTGCATCAGCAGCATCATCAGCTGCGTCTCCTGCGGATGAGGCTGCATTAGTTTCTGAGGTCGATGCAAGTGACTGTGCAGATTCAGCTGCAGTCTTAGCAGCTAGTGCCTTAGCGTTGTAATGCAATGCAGAGAAGCCAGTAGTCACACCATCAGTGAGTGTAAACTGGCTGTCTTCAGCTTGCGCTGCCAGCTTCTGTGCATCGTCTCTGTGGTTTTGCGCTGTGTTACGAGCAGTCTCAGCCTGTGTTTTGGCTGTTTGCGCTTCAGTCTTTTCGTCTTCAGCCTTGGCATTGTGATGCAGAGCAGAGAAGCCTGTTGCTCCAGTGGACAGAGTAAATTGGCTGTCCTCTGGGTTTGTAGCTAGTTTCTCTGCATCTGCAGCGGCGTCAGAGACAGAGCGTTCTAGGGTCTGGCTAGTACCTGAGCTTGTGTAAAATGAACTGTTAGACATTTCTATTATTCCCCAAAGCGGTATGCTGGTTCGATGGACTGGGTACCACCATTTAGTTCTTGATCGTTTGACTGTTCCTGCAGCTCACTTAGAAACATATTGTACTTGTCCTCGAAGATGGACCCACGTTCATCCAAGTAGAAATCTGCCGCATATGTGAGCGCAGCATAGGTTACAAGGTCAGACGCTATTGTGGTTAGGTCGTTTTCATCAGCATCATTAACCAAAGCAGGAAAGTCACTGTAGTAGTACAAGGTCAGTGTTCCAGTAGTTGGCTGAGGATGAAGCAGTAGCCGCTGTTGTTCTCTCGTGAACATTTGCGGTGTGCCAGTTGTTACATTGTCTTGGAGCTCTCTGTACCTGTTCATTGTTACACGGGTGAGCTCATGTTGATTCATATACAGAGATATTATCTCTAAAAAGTCATTAGGCAGGATTACAGAAGCTGTCTGAGAACTAAGACTATAATCAGCTTTCTTCTCGTTAATGGGTATACGCAGCTGCCTTGTAATCCTTTTGATGCCTTGGTCAATGAAGGTTGTAGTGAGGGCTGCGGTGATATCACTGCGATTCAACAGAGCCTCGAAGTGTGTTTTTAAATCACCGTAGTTCATGACTAAGCCCCTCTAGTTTTCTTCTTTGCTTTTGGTTTAGTTGCAGTCAGGGCTGCTTTTCTAAATGCTTTTGCTGTAGGTGCACCCTTGGTGCCTACCCTCCGCATCTTTTCACCTGAGCCAGCTTTAATTCTAGCTCTCTTCTTATGGATGTTGTCATATAGTCCCTGACCCATATCAATATCCCCTTCCACCCTTTTTCTTTGTTTTCTTCGCCATTAACTTCTCCTGCTTTTCTTACCTGAGCATTTCCATTTCTTACGTGACAGCCTCAGTGGGCTGTTAGGGTCTCTGGCAGCAGCTGGGTGCTTCTTCATCTGTCCATATGACCGTGCACAATAGCTGTCACCTTTCTTAGTACTAGGGGCTATGGTGTAACCCTTCGCACCATATCTGACTGTTCTGTTGCCAACCTTCTTGCTGTATTTCTTAGGGCCGGTGTATGGCACTACAATCTCTTCTCTGTAGCTAAGAACCCATCTAGGTTTTCTTCTTTGAGCTTTTTAACAATCTGGGCTGGTGTGATGTTCCTGTCAGTCAGGATATCGAAGCCTTCGCGCATCCATTTTTCAACGACAACAGTCGGGATAGATGCCAGCTTCATAAACTCACCCTCTCTGGTTTGCGTACTATTGTGACGCATGTCAGCTAGGTTCTTGAGGAAGCTATCGGGAATATGTTGGGTGTGCTTGCGGTGGATACCGTCTGCATCATCATGGAACGTGGTATCAATGCCAATCAAGTCTGGTTGGTTCTTGTCTGGCATACTACTTCCCCACCTTTTTCATTGCGTCTGCATGTGATTGATTGAATGTCTTTCCGTTTCGCATTGCTTTACGCATTTCAGACATATGCCTTGCTGTATGATGGACGCTATGCCTTTTTAGTGCGTCTTCCTGACGCTTAGTAAGTTTCTTCATCGTCTAATCTTCCTTGGAGTGATGGTGACAGCCTCAGTAAGGAGAGCAAAACCTGAGACTGCCACCAATTAGTTAGAACTTAGGACAAGCCGGTAAGCATACCGTCTGCGCTGAAGTTCATGTGCTTCAGTGAGTATTCACCCACTACAGCATGAACAGAGCTGTCACTAGTCTTAGCCAACAGTTCACGAGTGAACGGACGTAAGACCATTGAACGCCACATTGATGGGTCAATGAGGAACGCATGTGTGGTCAGCTGGTTACGGTTAAGGGTCACGCGAAGTTCACCAAAACTGGACACATACAGGTCGATTACATTTACCAATGCAGTGCCTGTATCAAAGTCACGAGTACGCCCAGATGATGCAGCAAAGCCTGACACGATAGTTGCGTCAGCTGGCTTAATCATAAGTACGCTTGGGTCTGACCCGTTATCGTAGCAGTCCTCATGCAACTCAAGAAGTTTTGCCTCTGTCATTGCGTCAGTTGCATTGCTTCCTGCATCTACAGATGTAGAAATCTGCTGAGTGGCTGAAGCCATCTCACGAGCTGTTGATGAATCACCAGTTACAGCTGCGTTATCAACACCAACATAAGCAAACTCTAAGTCTTTCTTTATGGCTTTCAAAGTTTTAGACAGCTGATATGCGGTCTCTTTTGCACGCCCGTAAAGCGCTATGGAGTCTGCTGTCGCAGTCACTTCAAAAGTTTCCGATAGTATCTGTGTGTTGTTAGTACGCATTGTTGTTGGTGATGTCGTACCTGCAGAGAAAGATGCACCTTCAACCTTTGCATTACCTGCACCGGCCCTGATAGCATCTTCTTGCCATTCAAATACGCGAGCTGCACACTTCTCCTGTTTGATTAGTGTGGTAAAAGGTGTCTCGGTCGGGCTGATTGAAGTGATGATCGGACTGACATCTTCTTTAATGCCGATTTGATCATAAGTTGTAAATTGAGCCATTGGATAAATCCTTCCTAATTAAGGCTGTTGGGTTATTGTTCCCAGCGCGACATAATTAGAGCTACTGCATCATCTGGGTCAGAACTGTTGGCAGCTTTTGCTGCAAGTTCCTTTTCCTTCTGAGAACGCACGGCCTGTTTAGTGGGTGGTGCTTTCTTAGATTTGAGTACACGTTTCTGAGGTTTAAGCTTTTTAGTTGTAGCCACCTGCTTACCTTGGTCATACATCATGCTCTTGTGCAAAATCTGTATGACCACAGGGTCTACGTACTGATCTACTTGTTCCTGTGGTAGTCCCTGACCTACAGCATACGCCCTGATATCGTTGTACAGGTTGTTGCTCCAGTTAGGTACTTCCTGCTGCAGTACTTTTACGGCTTCAGATGCTTGTTGCTGCAGGTTTGCTTGCTGCTGCTTCTTCATTTCACCATAAAAGTTATCTGCCTCTTCAGTTAAGAACTTGAGGTTGTCATTTGCCTCTTTAGCTTCCTTACGAAGCTGGGCAAAATCAGCATCATCTAGCTGCTTACTAGCTAACATCATATCGACTTCTTGATATGGCTTAGCTCGCTCTTGAGCTTGTTCTAACATCCGTTGCAGTACTGTGTGTGTTTTCTCAATAGATGATTCAGCTTCTTTTCTTAGTCGAGCTGTTTCTTGAGACTTGCGAGTAAGAGACTGTTCTTGACCATGCAGACGCTTAAGAGAAGCGATACTAGCTTGCTGAGTTTCACCATCGACTACAATCTCAACGAGTGCATCATCTGACAGCTCTTGCTGCTCAATGACTTCATTGTCCTCGTCTGGTTCTTCTTCAGCTTCATCTTCTTCTAGGTCGCTTTCACTTTCGGCTTCTTCATCCTCAAGTTCTTCCTCTTCAATCACCTGTTCCTGCTCTGTCTCTTCGAGCTGGTCGGGTGTCGCCTCTGCCTCGTTTTCAGATACCTCTTTCTGAGGGTCTTCCCAACGCTGTAGAATGGCTGCTTCAGCATCTACCTGCCCGAAAGCATCCAATGGTAGTTCCTGCTGTACTGAGGGTTGTGTTTGGTCGCTCATTGTAGACCTACTCCTCTTCGTTGTTGTTACGGTTCATAATGTTATCCTTCACAGCCACGCTCTGTTGTAGTGTCTGGTGGATATCGACTAGGCCGCGATACTGGTAAAACAGTTTCTCACGTTCCTTAGTTTCCTCTGGCTTCGAGTTGACGAAGGACTGAAAGGCTTGCTCAACGAGCTTATTCGTAACTGTAGCGAATATCTCATTGCTGAGGAGCTGTTCAGCCTGTTCGCCCTCTCGTACCAGTTGCTCTTCTTTAGGGTCGGACATGGTCTCTCCTTATCCTGTTGGTGATACAATCCCACGCTTATCTTCGGTGGTCTTGAGTATTTCCAGCTCGCCCTCATCAATGAATTGCTTATGAGCAAACTGTGCTTCTTTGAGGTCCATAGTGTCGGACGCCAAAGCGTGTTGTGCCTGTGCTTTGAGCTGTTCGAGCTCTAGCTTCATGGCAGCAATCTCTGTCTCTGTTTGTAATTTCATTTCAGCTACGGCTGTCTGACGCTCGTTAATCTCAAGCTGCTTCATCGCCATCTGCTGCTGCATCTGTTGTGCAGGGTCAGGCTGCGGTGGTGGCAGCTGGTCAGGCCGTGTGATGTAATCGTCTACATTCACAATATCCTGCTTCTCCAGTACAGCTTTCATTAGCTTGTATCTGTTCTCTGGTGTGTAGAATGGTTGTAGCGCAGGGTCCTGACTAAACAGCTGGTGTACTGCAAGGTACTTAGCTGCTTCACGCTCTTGTTCGCCATAGCCTAACTTAAGCTCGACTATGACATCACGTTTATCTTCCCAGCTGGATGGTTGTATTTCTACATAGTTGCCGGCAAGCTCTACTACTTTTGTCTGGTCCTCGTTCTCAACCACAAGCCTGTACACTTCATGGAACAAAGGCTTGAGGAACTGATTGCTAAAATTACGAGCTATAATCTTCTGCCGCTGCTGTGACATTGTAGCCAGCTGCTCAATCATGGCAGAACTATTTTGCTTGCTTATAGCATCCTTATTTAAGCCCTTACTAAGAGAGCTAATACCACTGGTGTCTTCAGCGTCATCTTCTAGAAGCTGCAGAGTTTGGAACACAAACGGGTTTAGTGATGCTTGTGGCAACGGGGCTATAGCGTCAGCTCTGGTGACATTCACCAAGCCCCCTATTTTATTATTGCTGAGCTCGCGAGGATTTGTTAAGCCGCCCTTAGTAACCATATAGCGAGGGTTATTAGTTATAACTGCATGGTCCAAGATGCTGCGTGTTAGTACTGAACGAGCATTCTGTGTTGGTATCAACTTATCTGCGAAGTTGGCACCGTAGAAACTGTGTGGAATTGGAATAGGTGTGAATACGCAGAAAGGCATTCTGTCAACTTCATACATATCCAATAGCGCATTACCGGCCTTACATACTTTATGCAGCCGTGCATAGCCTGTTCCGTCTGGGTCCAGCATGATGTAGCACTCATACACCATAACGCTGCGTACTTGGTCCTGATAACCCTTGGCATTGAAACCACGGTCTGCGCCTATTTCATCATGACGAGCGAGTACCTCAGGGTCTGTCTCCATCTCAACGTCACTGTGGTCATCACCTATCTCAGCTATCAGCTCTTCGCTGTAACCCATCTCACGCAGCTCAGTGATTGTCTTGCGCTCTCTGTGTGCACAGAAGTTCACGTTATCCAAGCTAGATGCCTGTGGCTCAACTATAAAACTCTCAGGAGCCATGCTTTCGATGACTACTTGGCTTTTATTTACCTCCACAGACACCATACCGCTGATAAGACCTATCTCATCAGTCTCGCTGTCCTCTAGCTCTATGCCATCCTCAGACAGCAGCATGTCGAGCTCATCCTGTGTGACACGTTCAAACTCTCTAGATTCATACTCAGTGCGCTGGTCCCAGTACACTTTGGCTATGCCGCAACGTGCTACAAGTCCATCGTGAATCACATCTGACATCACAGAGTAAGCATCATTTTGTCTGAACATGACGTAGTCTGTGTATTCTGAGCAGACCTTTGCGGTCTCCACGTCATTAGCATTTTGTGGAGCAAACTCAACTATACGTCTGCCGGCTGAGAAGGTTTCCAGCAGCGCAGCTTTCATACTGTTTACTGCGTCATATACATCCTGACTAACATACTTGCTGTTGCCATCATGAGTTGGTTTAGGTAGGGCTGCGTTATAGTATTCTGTTACACGCTCACGTTCCACTGATAGCTGGCTATCGTAGTAACCTACAGACCGTGATATATTGTTCTCGACAATCGACACAACCTGTTTATCGTCTAATGGTTTGTAATCTTCTATAGCCATGTTTTATACCATTTCAATGTAAAGCTCATCTGGTGTCTCCACGGGCTCCCACGCGCCTTCATGAATGTAGTTGGCAAGTGCCAATGACATTACGCAGTCATCAAAGCAGCTGGGTTCTGCTTCCATACTGCCACTCTCAGTGACCACATATGTCAGCATTTCTCGTATTGTTGTTTTGCTATTTAGCTGCAGCTCATCCTCACGCATTGAGGCTCTGAGCTGGTCTATGATTAGAGGTTTTGTCTTAGCTGTGGTGCTAAACCCCAGCTTTACAGTCTCACGGTCAGTTAGCTTGTCGTGTTGTACTTCTGTGTAGAAGTTAGGATAGTTGTAGTCTTTGCCTAATCTCGTACACGTAAGTATTCCATGACCGTTGTTTTCAACGATGACCATCGCCTCGTTATAATACGTGCCCAAAGCATATAATATATCTGCGAAGTAATCTGGATGTACTTGACCACGCCAAACAGCCACCTGCTTCTTCTTACTGTCCAGAACCGTTGCCACTGACCAGTCACCATTTCGGACACCCATCGCCACATCAGCTCCAATGACATATCTTTCACCTTCATCATGTTTTATGTAAGTGGTTAGCTCGCCCCTGCTGTGGTTGACCCATTCGCCATCCTCAAGAGCGAGCCTTTCCTGCACATCGTTTGTTTGATCCAGCAGCTCTATAAGCTGGTCAGGATTAAACACAGGCCGGCCTGTAGTCAGGAATGCCTCGTCTGGGTAAGACGGGTACTCTTGTCTGAATAGGTCGATGCCGTTTTGTGCTATTTTACGCCTACGAAACATAAGCTGTTCGTCATCTAAACTATGCTTATCGACTAGCTCTTGTTCATCTGGTGTGCGCTCAAACTTCTCTGTGACTTTCTCTCTATACTCAGGGTCAGTGAACCAAGGAATGAACACGGGTAAGAACCCATTTGTACCTTCCACGGCTCCTTTCCATAAGTTGTAGAAAACGCCATTTACTCCGTTTGCCGTGCTCTCGACAAATACTGCGGTATCATCTGTATTCGGAACTGCTTGGATAAGGCCGTTCCAAGTCTCCTCAGCCGTTGATTTAGGCCAGAATGCGAGTTCTGATGCGTGTACGCAGGAAAGGGTCTCACCTCTTCCCACGGCCTCGCCACCTGCTGTTGCGACAACATAACTACTATCGAGAACGTCAAAGCTCAATTCCCTTCTAGATGAATACTTCGTATGAGGTTTAAGGATATCAGGGCAATGCTCGTGAAACCTTTTGGTCATGTCGAACAGAGCTCTGGTGCTATCGGCATGGTGTGTAATAACCATAGCCTTGCGAGCCTTTTGTTGGCTCACAGTGAAGTACAGATAACCGCCTACATATGTAGACAGCCCCTGCTGCCGCGCTTTTAGGATAATGACCCTTATGCGGCCCTCACTGGCAAGCTGTTTGCTTATTGCCTCATTAAGTACCTGTTGTGCATCGTTCAAAACTAAAGGGGCTATATCGCCCCTCTTTGTTCTTATCTTCAGTGCAGCTTTTGAATAGAACCCGTACTCAGTGAGCAGTCTCTTTCGTACTGCTTTCAGTTTCTCGTCCATGCTGCTGCTCTTCTTCGTTTAATAAGCCCTCTAGGAAACTCTCAGCTTGACTGATAGCCATTTCGGACTTTGTTGCTGGCTTCTGTTTAGTAAAATCAAGAACCAATCGGGCTGCTTGCAGCCGGTCTCTGGTGGCATCAGGTGAACGCATTATCTCCACAGCTGTGGTCAATGCCTCTACTGCATACTCATTCTCGATACCGTGTTTCTTAGCCATAATCTTCACTACCTCTTCTGCCCCTTTGCGATTATCTTCACGCACTGGGGCTATAGTTTCTTTGCGATACCCATCGGGTACGCCTAAGGGTCTGCCGGCATTCTTACGGGGCCTAGATGACCACTCCTTACGTAATGCACGTCCCTCAGGCGTCTGCATTAATGTAGAAAAGTAGTTATTCTTGGCTGCCTTTTGCGGCATAGGTCCATTGCCGTACCTAGGTGGAGCCTTGGCACGTTGCTTTCTTGGTTTATCTGTCATATACACTCCTGCAGCGGTTCCTTAGCTCAACTGGATAGAGCAACTGCCTTCTAAGCAGTAGGTTGCAGGTTCGAGTCCTGCAGGGACCGCCAGTTATGCTGAGAGAGCACCTCTACCCATTGACAGAGCTGCTTGTTCCTCTTCTTCTTCACGCTCACCTACAGCAAGCATAGCCATGATTGTGGCTACGACAGCAGCAAGTGGAGCTGAGTAGAATTGCACAATATTCGATGTCGGTGATGTAGCTGAGTTAAGCAACTTCTGCACAAACGCAGCTGCATTAGGTGCCTGTCTTTTAAAACCGGCTGGGTCTATAAAGTATGCAGATATTGCGTCAGCTAAAAGCTCTGAAGGCCTGTGCAGATAGGTAACTTCATGCTGTCGTATAGCATAATCAGATATGCGATATGCCTCTAACTTTTCGTAAACTTGGCGTATACGAGCTTGGTCTACAACCTCACCTGCATCATTTCTAATATCCAGTACACCTTTACGCTGCAGGTTAACAAGTTCATCTACAATAGACTGAGCTTGCTGCTGATCCATTTGCATTTGCTTTTTATCAGGGTTCTTAACTTTCTTATCTGCAGCAGCATACATAACTTGCACTAGATAAGAACGTAAACTGTTAGCCGTAATGCTTGGGTCTGCCATAACACCACCTTCAGTGATGCGAGGGAAACCTGAGAAAGACTTAGTGCGTTCCCCTATTGGGTCAGATGACATTCTCTCGATGCCATGTCCTAACTCATGGAATGCATTAAATATAGCATGTGGCAGGTCTACGCTTTTCTCTTTGTTGCCTTTAGGGTGTGTATACTGATCAAGGACAGCTATGACACCAGCAACCTGCTTCTGGTCTACAAGGTCAGTCAGTTTTCTGTTGGGGTCTCGTGGCTCTAACGCGAAGCCACCTATAAACTTATTACTGGGAGCTGACCTGCTCGTACCTACCCTTGCAGCTGTATCTTTAAACATCCTGCTGGGGTTAGCATAAATCTGAAATGTATAGCCTAATGCTTCACCAATGAGCTGAGCTACACGTCTGTCCTGTACACCATTCTCAAAAGGCGTTCCAGCTTTGCCTACGGTGATAGGACCACCTTGGCCTAGTACAGCTTCAGCTGCGCCTAGTTGGTCTCTTACTTCACCTTGGGTTGGCGGCCTAGAACTTCCGCTTCTACCTCTGGGGGTAAAGTTGAAATCAGCTCTGGTTGCTGGGCGAAGCTGACCGGCTTGAGGTTCGCTAGTCCTGCTATCAGGGCGTCCATCGCCTCGTCTGGGCACTGCTCCACTATCGAGCCTGTCTCGCTCTGCATTGCTGAGTGCTTCTTGGATTTGCTCATCTGTTATACCTTCTCTGGTTGCAGCAAGTTTAGCTGCGTCTAGATAATCGTTGTCTTCACCCTTACCTTTTGCAATGCCCATCTTCTCAGCAAGCTGCTTTTCTGGGTACCACATTAAGGCTTGGAAGTCGGCAGTATTTATATCATATCCCTGCTCAGATAACAACTCACGAGCCCTCTGCACAACCTCACGCATGTATGAACGCTCAGGTCCATCCAAAGGGGAAGCCTGTAGCTTGTCAAACATCTTGTCTTTGTGTGTTCCAACAGCTGCTATCCACTTAGGCTTTACGTGATTCTTGCCAGTTCTGTTCTTATAGCGATTAAAGAACCGCTGATATCCAGCTGCTAGTTCTGCTATAACTTTATCGAAACGCTCAGGGTCTGTGTACAGCCCTCTACGTGTCTCACCTGTAGCCTCCAATGCCTCATCAACTAGACGCTTCATGTCTTTATCTTTGGTATCGATAATGCCACGCTTGATGATGTTTCTACGTTTTAGGATGTTCTTTTCTGTTGATGGTGCCTCGAAAGGTCTGCCCACTAGCCGGTTCCACATACGCATCCACCAGATGTCCATGGTCAAGGGCTCGAAGTTACCACGTAGGTTCTGATAGAAGCCTTGCCCAATCTTAGGACCTAGCACATAGCTACCTTTAACGATTGTATCTACGCTTTCCTGTGAGCCTATAGTTATGTTGGTACCATTAGCTTCGTTAAATCTTTTTATGAACTCGCGCAGTTCCGCTACGGTGTAGTCATTATCCATAAACTGTTCTAGTGACATGTTCTGGCCTGACCGTTGCCAAGCATTAAAGAACTTGAAGCTATTACGCATAGCTTTGTTGCGTTCACCGCCTTGCTTGAAGTCCTCAGGCATGACGCCTGTGTCCAAGTAAGTTCTAAACGCATCAAGGGCGTACTTGAAGTTCTCTGTTACCGCTTGCCCGTTAGATGTAACAGCCAGTGCGAAGTCAAAGGCTTGTTCATTTGCATCAATGCGAGGCTCAATGATACGCAGTACGTCCTTAGCAGCTCTCAGCGTTGCGTCATACCAACCTATTGCGCTGTCATCTTTCTGCAGAGCCTGTAGACCTTCAGTTGCCATCATACGTGCAATTCGTTCTACGTTCTCAGGTGTGTATTCTAGTGGTGTATCCTGACCAGCAACTTGTTTCCACTTTTCAAACACATTGCCATAAGCAACCTCTAGCTTAGTTCTCTGCTCTGGAACAAACGTGCCTTCTTTCATCTCTGCAAGTTCTGCGTCTGTAGGCATCATGCCAACAGATGTCATACCTATGTCATCACCAATACCGAATGGGTCACTGGCCTCTGACAGAACCGGCTGCTGCTGCATGTTTAGGATGGGCTGCTGCTCTGGCTCAACTCTTATTGTGTCATAAATGACATGTTCTTTACCTTTGCTAGTTCTAATCTTAGCAACAGGGTTGCCTAAAGTCATAACACCATGACCAGATGGACGCAAAAACGGCTGGTCTCCTGCCTTGATGTTAGATTGGTCTTTATCTAATGTTGTAGGGACATCCAGCTGCAAGTCTAAGGTGTAGTAATGCTTTTTAGGCTCACCTCTTTTCGGACTATGCACAAAAGCAACTAAGAACTCTTGGTCATTTTCACCTCTGTCGTGACCCTGTGGACGTTCACTCCAGTTCCACAGATTCATGGTCTTTTTGCCATTTTTAGAAGTGTTAAACTTCTTATATAAGTTAGTTCTAAATGGCCTACCTAAAGACTTATCATCTGCTTTACCTTCCAGCTGCTGAGTAGCATCAACTTCCATGCCACCGAAGCCTTTAGGATTGATGTATATACGTGCACCGTCATATGTATTACCTGAGATGATATCTCCTTGCGGCACAGCGATATACTGACCCTCAGCATCAAACTGACCCAGTACTTTCTCTGACTGCAAAGGTGGTACAGGACGTACAGCCTGACCTTCGCCAATCTCTGGCACTGCCATGAAGTTGGTTTCTACGTCTGCATCATTAGCCTGTTGGCCTACAACACGATTAATGTACGGCATCAGATATGTGTCAGCCAGCTCAGGTTGCTGCAGCTTTGCCTCTGCTCGCGCTGCGATATCCATTGCACGTTCAGCTGGGTTAGAACCTAAGTTGCTGCGTAGGTCTGCTAGAGCTTCGATAAGCACAAGTTTGTCTAGAGGTGCAATATTAGCATTACCATTTACAGCTTCTACGAGTGCATCATTAGCAGCTCTGTTGTCTTCAATGCCCCTCAGGTAGCCAGCTGATTCAGCCGGTGAAGGGTTAGCTGCTTGTGCTTGTGGTGCGATAGGTGTTTTGTCGCGTGTGACGCTGGTCTGGTTCTGATCCAGAGCAGTTCGCATAGCTGCACCGATAGCTGTGAGGTTTGTTACTCTGCCACCTTCTTTGATGCTGCGAATCATGTCATCTGCATCACGTCTAACTGTAGGCATTGATGCTTTCATCTCTTCCAACAGCTTTACAGCTTGCTGTGGTGACAGACCCATCTCTTTCAGCATTGTGTCTAATTGCAGGAACGGTAAGTCACCATTCTGTGCATAGAGCTCTTTGTGTATCTCTTTTGCTCTTCTGGCATCAGCAGATGCAGCTGCTTTTAATGCTTCAGCTTCACGTTGACGTGCTCTGCGAACAGACGGAGAGCCGCTTGTATCGATACCCTCAGAGGCTTCTACGTTGTCACTGATGTATTTTGCAACACGGCTTCTACGGCCCGTCAGGGCGTCTACAGTGCGTCCCGTTAAAACGGCTGCACCTTGTACCGCTGGAATAAGGGGGTTTACAGAGGCACCATACAGGGTACCTAGCACCCGTGTTGGTGTCTCAATAAGGCTGCGGTCAGAGTAACCTACGTTGGATGGTACAGGTGATAGCTGGTCTGTGTACTGAGACAGGCCGCCTATGTAACCTTCGTTATGCAGTGTAGTCAGCTCATTCATCTGCCTCATCAGAGACAGCATCCGCTGACCTTCCTGTGTGTTACCAACCAGCCTGTCAACAGCTTGCATCTCTTCGACACCGACTGTGCTCTTGGCTTTGTTACGTGCTTCTCGCTGCGCTGCAATAGCCATGACCTTATCCATGACTACAGACAGCTCATCTTGGTCAGTTATGCCTAGTTGTGCTTTGAGGTCACGAGCGAGCTGCTTGAGCTCTTCGGTCATTTGAATGTGCGCTTTATCAACAGCCTCACGAGCACCCTTTGTGCTACTCTTGCCTACATCACGCAGGTTTAGGTCATTAGCTTGTGCGATACGGTCTAGACGCACTGCAAGCTCTGTAGCTGCCTGTGGGTCATTACCTACCATCACTGGGTTCAGTACCTCACCAGCCTCAGTCAGCTGTTGTGCAGCAGCTTCGCGTGTGCTTGAAGCTGTAGGTGCAAGATTAGTGACTGCGGATGTACCGCCACCTATGCCTGTTCCTAAGGCTCCTGCTTCTATCTGCCGGTCAATGATTTCCTGTGGTGTATACTTGCCGCCCTGTGCAGCTGTAGTAGCTACCACAGCAGCATCTTGTCCCATTTCTGTGGCACCTTCTCCAACAGCAGCCTTGCTCACTTTGGATGCATATGCCTGTGCAGCATCACCAAAGCCTTTCTGTGAAAGCTCTTGGATAACTTCCTCAGCTGTCATATTGGATAGTTTATTTGTGGGTATAACTTTACCGGCACCAAAGCGGTCAAGAAAGGCAATAAGTGCGCCTGTTCCCAGAGCTACATTCTCATCATAATTGCCACCTAGCTTCTGCTCTTGCTCTAATGCAGATTCGCCGGTACCCATCAAGAATGAGCCGCCTGTAGCTGTTGCCGCTGTTGTAAAAGTTAGCCATGCAGGGGCAGAAAACAGCGCAGGAACTAGACCTGCAATCGCCATACCACCGCTAGGCAAAGTCTCAAGCAGCTTCTCACCAAAAGCAGGTAGTAAGTTACCTTCTCCTTCTTGGTAATATTCACGCAGAGTTTTAGGATACTCTGGCTGATAACCACCTTCAGCAATGTCTTGCTGCTGGTTAGCAACAACTTGCGATCCATACTTTTCTATACCTTCGTTGCCTGTGCGTCTTCCAGCTGCTTCAATACCTTTGCCCATCAACATTTGAAGCTGGTCAACACCAAATGCAAGTGGACCATCAGTTCCCTGAGGTTGAGGTGCAGCTGGTTGTTGTTGTTGCTGCTGTGGCTGACTTCTGAGCTGCTTGTAAGCGTTAGCAACTGTGTCAAACTCAGGCGTACCTTTCCTGTTCTGATTAGCGACTAGCCAATCAGCGTACTTCTGCATTTGCTGTGACATATTAGTTTCCTACGATGGCATCTGCTGCGCTATAGTCGTATCCTTGTTGTGCAGGGGCTTCACCTTCTCTACCTGCTTGCATAATCTGACGAAGTTGGTTAACAGACGCCTCTGAACCAGCTGGGGGCTGGAATGAGTGCCCATCAAATCCATGAATCAGAGTATTATAGACCCACTGGAACATCTGCAGGTTATAACGAAGCTGAGCAGGTGATTGGTCTTGGTCCAAATTACCGAACACAGACTGTAAGAAGTTAAGTTCTAAGTTAGATACTTGACCCAACGCACCACCTGTAGGTGAGTTGTCTCTCATATCCTGCAGCTTATCAAAGCCAGCATTCGCTTTAACAGCATCTAGAAGACGCTCTAGGTTCTTGGCATCAGTAGCTGGTAATATCTTCAGATAAGAACCTACACCAGCTGAGAAGTTGCTGATTAGTGGTATAGCTCTGCCTATGGCATCATTAACAACAATAGAACCAAGCATTGCAGCTGGATTATCACCACCTTTACCTTTACCCTGAGCTTTCATCAGAGCTTGCAGACCTTTGTTATATGAGTTCAACTCAGCTTGATACTGTGCTGCATCTGTTGCGCGGTTAGCATCTTGAATACGTCCATAGGCAGCTAAGCCTTTGTCCATTGCATTCAGACCACCGTCAGCTGCGCCACCCATAATCGCGCCACCCACTCGCATTAGCATCTCATTTGTTCCTATGCGGTTGTTAGCTGGTGGTGTTGGAGGTGTAAGGCTGAACGGTGTCATTTTACGCTGCTGGTCTGTTGCACCGACTGCGCGATTTGTTTGCGGTATAGTTAAACGAGGTGCCTGTGTACCGTCAGGACGCATTGTTAGTAGCGATGGGTCTGCACTTTTAGCTGCTTGCGTGTAGACATCGTTCTGCATTGATGATGGTGTTGTACGGGGAGCAGGAGCAGGTGCATTTATGTTTGACAATATAGCTCTGCCAGTAGGTACAACTTGGTTATTATAAAAGCTATTGATTGCGTCAGACAGAGGGTTATTCATAGGGCCGTATAGGGCTTCCTGTTGTCTTCTATATTCATCAAATGTCATCGTCAGCCCCCTCAAAATCCATATGGGTTGTCACCGAAGCCCATGCCTCTAGAACCCATATTCGGAGCAAGCCCCTGTGCTTGCATCACTGCTGGCTGCATAGGCGCAAATTGAGCACCTAACTGGTTGCCAAAACCGTAGCCTGACATCATGCCGCCTACAGTAGCTGAAAGTGGGTCAACCATGTTGGCTGGCACTTGTCCTACGGATTGAGGCGAATTGTTTAGTATGCCGGCATTGTATTTTGAGTACAGGTCCATCTGGAAATCACGGTCTCCCTCGAACCTTGCCCTGTCATCATTCATGCGGCCTTGTTCATCAGCTCGCAGCATTTCACCAGTTTGAATCATCTGATTAGCACCAGCATTCTGCATACCTTGATTATACAGAGCACCTAGGTTCTGATTGGCAGTTGTCATGTTAGCAAGACGGTTCTGCTGCTCTGTCAGGGACCTGTTCATTAGTCTGTCTTGAATGTTTGCTGTTGTATCAGCCATGCGGTCTTGGAAACCGCGCTGAGCGATTGCTTCAGCTACACCTCTTCGGCTGCTGTTAGTGTTACCTGTCTGTGATGAACTCACGCCTGCCTGTGGCAGTGTGTTTTCCATAAGGTTGCGATAATCATCGCGCATTGCTTGAGCAATTAGAGGGTCAGCATTGTTAGCTGCATACTGCTGTGCGTTACTAAGCATGTTTTGAGAGGCTTGGTTATATAAGTTACCGTAGTTCTGACCAAAGCCACGTCCAATGTCCATGAAACCTGCAGCATCATTAGCCCCCATCTGACCTGTATTCATCATGCTGTTGATGCCGTCTGTCTGCTGTTGATTTAGACCGGCATATGTGGGGCCTTGGTAGTAACCTTGGTCTAAAGCATAGTTAAGACCTTCGGTGCCACCCTTATACATATCGGATATGTAAGGCTTGGCTAGATTAAACCCAGCCATCTGCGCTTGAATGGCAGCATCCTGAGCTTTTTGCTGACTTCTTGCTGCACTATGAGCTAACAGACCGCCAGCTATAGTGCCAAAAGCTGCTAAAGACATATCTTAATTCCTCTTTGTTAGACATCAATCCATGATGTTCCGTTGTAAAGCACCAAACCCTCAGAACCATCGCCCAAGGGGTCCCACGGGCTGAGGTTGTACTTTAACATTCCTTTAACTGGGTTCTTTGGTGGTTCATCGAGAACCTCCACACCTGCAATTACAAGTGAACGTATAGAGTTCTCAATACGCTGTAGCTCATCCTGTAAGTATCGAATGATACTTTCTTCTAGCTGCGGTGTAGAGCCACGCTGGTAGCCACTTAACACTACATTTGTTTTCTCATTGACTGCCATTTTAGACCCTGCCTGTGGTAGTTATATCCACATCAAAGCCAGAGAACTGAAAGTCTTTATAATCATTACTTCCTACAGTCATTTTGTAGCTCAGGTATCTGCCGGCAGCCCTTGCATCAATTTTATAGTCACTGCTGATGTCGAAAGTTACTGACGCAGTGTAGTTTGGGTTCTGGTTAGGTATATCTGAGGCACCAAACTCCAGAGAAACTGTGGTATCTGATGTATTCTTTGTGGATATTTGCGGCAGCATTCTAGTTACTACCTTATAGCCATCTAGAGGCTCTCTAATCTCGTCTAAATCAACGCCTACACGCTCAAGTACTATTGGTTTTGTAGCTGTAGCATCTAAGTCAAGTGCTACTGAGCCTTCATCAGCCAAGTCTAGGGCCCATAGCTTGCTGGATGCTATGCTGTTAGCAGCGTCCTGATTACCTACCATAAGGGTATGCCGGTTAAAGCTGTCCTCTTGGTCATAATACGAGCCACCTGTAGCAGCATAGGTGCTTGTTGCATTGGCATAGGTCGCAACTGAATTTACGTTTGCCTCAGCTCCTGCTGACACATTAGGCAAATCAATGAATGACCAGCAGTCATTCTTGTAATTGTAAACTGCAGCGCGGTTGCAGCGAGCTGTGTCTGGGAAGTTAACCAGACTGTCACCTGATTGATAACAAAAGTATACCTCAGATAACTCATCGTTGTGCTGCACAAAGCATCTGTCTGCATTCTTCTTGTTTAGCCCTTGGAATACAAACTGGCGTACTTTTTGGTCAGCAATAGACTGGCGTGTTACACCATCTGTTACATAAATATCTGTATTACCAAATACAAAATGTTTGTTTTCAATCTCAACAACACAATTCTGATTAATGACACCTTCATCACCAAACAGTTTACGAAAGTTAAAAATGAATGTACCGCCAACAAACTCCATCAGGATTGCTTCAGATTCACTATAAATAACGAAGTTAGTGCCAAGCTCGCGACCATCCACAATGGGGGTTTGCATCTGCACTAGGTCATTAAAGCCAGCTGATTTAGTTGTATCTGTCTCATCCCATGAATCTGGTACAGAGTTAGCATCTACCAGATTTGAGAAACGTACTCTGTTAGGGAAAGTGTTGACACCTTCTGTGGTGCCTAAGGCAAGCAGGAAGTCACCAAACGGCCTGAGTGCATTAGTGCGGTGGTTGCTGGGCCAGTTGGGAAGGTCAGCAAAATTGGTGCCCAGTGGGGCCCTATATACAGGCACCCTGTCTGGTCTGTTAATGTAGGTTACGTCAGCCAGTGAGCATAAGGTAAACGGACGTGGGTCTGTTGAGCCAGTGATAGAGCCTGACCTATTTGTAAAACTGCCAGCTTGATATTCGTAAATCTCGTATTCATCGGAGACAACCAAAACACTGTCAAAGCCAGTTGAAGGTGTAACACCAAAAGCACCTCTTGGGTCAAACCCCATGCTGTCTTTTGCTGTTCTAAAGACTGGTGAGCGTTTTACGCTGCCATCATCAAAGCGCACATTAACTGCCTTGGTGAAACCTGTTATTGGCAGGTTGTAGGGATTAGTGTCAGTTATAACACCTGTCTGGCCTAGGTTACGGATAGGGAGTGTTGTCTGTGGCATTACTACCCCCTCTAATTCGGTTGTAAGACGTTTGTTAAACCTGTTAATCCAGAAATCATTACTGAGCCTTTACTCGCAGAGCCACCATCGGGTGCATGGGCTGAAAACCCAAACCATCTGTGGTCGCTGTTGATGTCCTGCACAGCAAGCGTAATGATACCAGTATGATGTGAGCCACCAGTGTAAGTTATGCCTGTCAGCTGACCACTATCGGCAAAATCAATACGGTATGCCCTTCCACCGCCGGACCTGCCATTGAAAGCCGCATCCCATCTGAAGACTACTTCAGTGACGTTTGTGTCATTTGTTCCACCGTAGAGGATAACTTGACCTGTATTAGCATGGTTGTCTTCATTTTGTGAGATACCAATATTGAGCTGGGTTATGAAGTTCTTACCTGCTCGGAAGACTGGCTGATAGTACACGGTTGATGAGCTGTGACCTAAGTTACTTGGCGCAGCTGTTGAGCTTTGCACCAGCAACCCTCTGCCATGTTGATATGGCGAAGGGAAACGGTACTTGGCATCGAAAGAAATGTCTCTGAACTGCGTGTCCTGAGTGCCATAGAAGTCGCTGAGGCTTATTGAGCCTGAGGCTGGTACACTGGTGGTTGCCCCTGTGTCTGGAACTTCTGTTCCACCTTTGTAATATTCTGAAATCCCAACTGGGTCAGTGCCACCAAACTCAGTTTGCAGCTGCCCTAAGCTGATAGGGCCAGTTTCTGGTAATGTAGCCATGAGATTAGATTCCTGAGAAGGCCGTGATGTCCTGCTCTACATCGAGTGCGCCAGCGGAGGTCATACGGATTTTGGTATCACCACCGTACTTAAATACTAAGTTGTTGCCATCGAGCTCTATGGTCCAGCTGCCGAACTGTATGGCATTACCGTTGGTGTTCAATGTGCCACCTAGAGTGGGGCTGGTCTGAGAAGACAAAGCTGATGAACTAGCAAAGTCAGTGATGCCTGTGAGGGCATTTAAGTTGGCTGCGGTTACAGTACAGCCATCTAAGATGTTGAGCTCAGCTACAGTAGCCGTGATGCCATCCAAGGTATTTAACTCAGCAGTGGTGGCTGTAATGCCATCCATGGTGTTCAGTTCTGCCTGTGTTGCGGTAATTGCACCTGTGATACTAGGAAACGTGGCTTTGATAGTACTCTTGATCAGCCGCATGTGGTCATCGGCCTGTGCGAGACCATCAGTTGCAGCTGGGTTGGTAGCTACAAGTCCATCTATGTAAGTGGAAGTCTCTAATGGCATAAGATTGTCCTCTGATTAAAAAGGTCTGACAACAACAACAACAACAGCAACCTTTAGCTTTGTTTTGAAATTGACGATTGTTATTGACCCATGGGGGTCTGATATCTGGCAGATGGTACCAGCTGCAGCAGCTGCTAACAGCTAACTGGCTGTAAACTATGGATATCCTAACGTTGCTGACTGATAATCAGCAGCGTCTTTCAGTCCCAGCCTTACAGACATTAGGGACATTAGCGAACATTATTAGAGTGAGGTCATTTGTCTTTAATGCAAATCGGGACCTCAGCAACCAATAGTCAACCCAAGTCAACCTAAGTCAACTTAAGTAAACCTAAGCTGACTTGCAGTAACTTGCAGTGACCTGCAGTTTTCTGCAGCCATGGAATCAAATGCAAGTGAGCAGACTTTAGTCAGCATACTACCGCTTGTCACCTTAGGTCTCTTTAGTATATCTATAGGGTGGGACACCTTTAGCTTGTCCTTAACTATGAGCCACACAGGGATTATAGCACTTGTAACCTTAGTGCACACTGTGTGGCTCACCCATCACTTATGTTAAGTGGCCTTTTGTTGTCTCTTCTTCTTCTTCTTTAGCTACGTTCCTACATAGCTTGCTTCTGACGCTGCTCATAGGCAGCTCAGTGAGTATGGCTGTAGACATTTCATCTAGCCTCTTTCTACAAGCAGTTATGTTGGTGTAGGGACCACGTTTGTCCTCAGCAACCAGACACTGAGGACCATTGAATCCAATGAAGCAGAACAGGAGTGATGCATAGAACATGGGTCACTCCTTGTTGGCTTGAGGTATACTGGTACCCGTAAGCCTCTTCTGCTCACGCAGCCCACATATAGCGCAGTACCACACACCGTTAAGTACGATGCATGGCTTACACTTGGGGTCAACGCAGTGTTGATATCTTGGGTGGGTCATGAAGCTATCCTCTCTTCTATGTCCACTACCTCACAGACACCTGCACTACAGGCCAGCTCTTGGCTGCCTTTAGTGTTGTCTGTGGTCTCGTATGCAGCCAGATGTGTCCAGTCGATGCGTATAGGCATTGCCTCTATGAGTGCATCTATGTCCTCGATGGTTGCATCTTGGTAGGGTGCTTGTTGGTAGGTGTGGTCGGAGTGAGGCAGGAAACTGATGCCTGAGCACACATCGAAGTGCTCATAAACCCATGCTCCAACATGCATCCACTCATGGTCTCTCACTGAGATAGTCACTGATGGCTTATGCTCACACCAGTATCGTGCATAGGTTAGCCACAGCTCCAGCTGCTCAAGGGCAGTCATGTCGTTGCGTGTCACACTGTTCAGTGGTGCCTTGATGGGGAAACTAAAGACAGTAGTGGTGTCTGGTTTCATGACACAGGGCTCATTGACTATGCCTTGGTCCTTCATGAACTGGGTCAATGGGTCCTTGTTGTCACCACGTACTGTGCGGATGTACATGTCGCTGTGTCTGGCGTGAATACCAGATGCGCTATCTACCAGCTGCGATACTGTCCCACTTGGCTTCACACATGTGATAGCTGTGGACCTAGGTATGCCCAGCTCAGCTGCTACCTCTTCATTGATGCGTACAGCCTCACCCTTCATCTGACCTAGAGCCCAACCGAAGTTCTCACCATACACTGCATCCTTACCAGACAGCAGCTGGTTGTCCATGATACCTGTAAGGCTAACACCCAGCAGCCGTTCCTCAGCTGTGTTGTCGTGCCAAATGGGGCGCAGGTACTGAATGTTGGTTAATGTTGACTGCCATGTGCCTAGCTTGGTAGCCAGCCGCACCTTGCGCTCTAAGTCACTGACCTTGTCACCGGCCTTCACAACTACCTCAGTCAAGTTACAGAACTGGTAGGGTCTCAGGATAATCTCTGAGCATGGGTTGGTACCGAAGTCATGGTCTACGTCACGCCTCTTGTTCTCAGCTGCTTTCTTCTTTGCAGCCTCACGGTTGAACATGCCGCGCTCACCTGACTTTGATTCAACAAGTGATAGCCACTCCCTCATGAATGTCTCCATGTCGGGCTTGTGCTTGTAGGTAGCTGAGTTGTTAGCCAAGGCTCTGTGTGGTGTATCCTTCCACCATTCGCCACCCTTGGCGTGTCTCATCTGGTCATCATTGAGGTTAGACAAGCTGATGAGTGCGCTGCGGCGAACACCACCTACGACAACTATCTCACCTATCTTACATGCAATGTCATGTGCCTCGATGGGATACAGGCGTCTGCCGGCAGCCTTGCGAAATGTAGACACAGTGAACTTGAACAGGTCAGCCAGTGGCTGTGGGCCGCTGCTGCGTCCACCAAAAGTCTTCAAACGTGCACCAGCTGGCCTCAGGCTCGTCAGGTCCCACTTAGGAACCTTGCCTTGATACAGCATCTGGATTAGTGACTTGAACGCCGTAGCCCAGCCCTCTTTACTGTCTTCTACTTTCATGGTCACAGTCACGTCCTGCATGTTAGCAGGGATGATTGGCAATTGATCTACAGCATTGCGCTCACAACTGAACCCAACACCTGTGCCACACATAAGTATGTACAGCATCTCATCAAAAGCCCGTGGGTCATCTAATGGCAGGTAGCTGCAGTTGTAGGCAGCCACATGGTTGCGCTCCAGAGCTGGACCAGCAGTCATCAGTGCTCTCATGCTGGGCATAACGTCTAAGTTTAAGATAGCTGTGTGCAGCTCATCGTATTCATCAACAGACACTACATAGCCGTGCTTCTCTTCTAGCCACTCAGTCATGTAGTCCATGTAGCGTGTTACAGTCTCAGGCCAGTCTTCTCTGCGTCCCTCTTCCTCTATCCAGCGAGCATACCTGCTTTTGTGAATGAAGCTCTGATAATCAGTTGGTAGAAAGTTTGATATAGTCATCTGTTGTCACCATTCCCTTGCAGCTTTCCTCTAGCTGCTCTGTCTATTAGTTTCTGTATGTTTGATTCAGCTGCTGCATCCAAGCTGAGGTGCAGGTCTGTGGCTAAAGCAGCCAAGTACCAGAGCACGTCACCTAACTCTCCCTGCAGGGCTTCACGGTCATAAGGCGTACCGTCCCTGACCGTCTTCTTGAGTTTGTTCAACAGCTCACCCACTTCCCCAGCCAGACCCATTGCTGGGTATGTAACTTTGTGGTCATTTGGATATATTGCTGTGGCAGACGCTTTGCGTTGATAATCATGTAAGTCCACAGCCGCCCCTCTCCATCTTGATGAGCCGCTGCAGATACCATTCAGCTTTCTCTAAGTCTTGGATGCCGCCCTTGTATTCGTAACGCCATAAGTATTTGAGAATTGCCCCACGGTAGTAGTGGGCTAGGTTGTCACCTAACATGCCGTCAATAGCATCTATGCATTCCATGCTTTCTGTTTGCGTGTAATGCTCAGGGCTGTTCACGTTGTCTTTCTCTACATAAGTTTCACCGTTATATTTCATGCTGCTGGCTCCCAGAGAATTGGCTTGTGGTCAGTGTGGTTCCAATCAGACCAGCGAAGGATACGGGCCATGCGAGCTTGCATGATTGCATCATCACGGGTCAGACCTACTCTTGTGAAAGCTCTCTCCACATCTCTCCACGCTGGGCGTGGTCCAAGGATAGTTTCTGCTCTCTTTGCACCTATAGTGGGGCAGCCGGCATAACCGTCTGTACTGTCACCTGTAAGTGTCTGGGTATAGAACCACCTGTCTGCATCCTGCTCGCTAATCTCAAGCCGTTCATCAGTATGGGGTCTGTATAATTTGCAAGGGATAGTCTTGAGGTCCTTGTCATCAGAGACCACAATGCACTTACCTTTGTTTTCAGGTTGGGTAGCTAAGATGCCTAACACATCATCAGCCTCTAGCCCTTCACGCTCAACTGATGGCAATATCTCTTTGAGGTATGCAATTAGTGACGCATAGCCTAGTGGCTTACGTGTCTTCTTCCTGCCTGACTTGTATGTGGGATTAAGGTCTTTTCTAAAGTTAGACTTACTGCTGAAACACAACAGCATGTTCTCCGTACCACATGCCTCTGTCATCTTCTTTAGTTCTTCTCTGAAGATACGTTTGGCAGCTTTCATATCGGTGGTTAGGGACCATACATCATCACCCCAGTCTATTTCTTCTTCGGTTGCTAACACACTGCGGTATGCATATATGTCAGCATCAATCAATAACTTCATGATTCACTCCTTTAAGCCACTCAAACCCTTCATCAGTAATCATCCAATGATTGGTGAAGTGGTCTTCGTTTAGCCGTAATGTTATGAGGCCCATTGAGGCAGCAATGCCGATATACTGGGCTTGTTCTCTGGCGAACCTGCTCTTAACCAAAGGCGGATCATCAGCCGCTTTGAGCACACATAAAAAAAGCCGCATCATGGCGGCATTCTCTTCGTCAGTGGGTGTCGGCCCATGTTCTTCCGACTGTGAAGTCAGCAGATATGGGTATCTTTTCTTTGAACCAGACTTTGCCAGCCTCTTCCGCGCTTCCTCGAACGATATTACTGACATGTTCTGTATCCTTTTCTCTTATCTGAATCTGCACTTCATCATGAACCCATGCCATGATGTTGGCATCGAGCTCAGCTTCATCTAATCGTTTCTGGATGTTCAAAAGCCACGCAGCGGAGATGGTTGCACCAGCTCCTTGTAGAAGGCTGTTGAGAGCCTTGTGAGGGCTTCTTATTTTTATGTGCCTACCATCTAGGCCCTTTACATAGCCGCGCTCTGCTGCGCCTTCTACGGCCCTTCTCAGGCGTCCTACAGCTGGCATACGTTCATTGAAACGCTTGAGCAGTATTGCACCCTCTTTGGCACCACCATTAACCACCTCACCTATCTTGGCAGGACCTGCTCCATACAAGTAAGCATAGATAAACCGCTTAGCTTGGTCTCTGCTGTCGAGCCCTGCAGCCTTCTGGTTAACTGTGTGTACATCGCCGTCTACAACCTCACGGCTGTAATCATCATTGTCCATGTAGAAGGCTAGGCAGCGCAGCTCTAAGCCAGACAGGTCTGAGCCCATCAATATGTAACCGTCCTGCACTGTGAACAGCTCACGGCACTGCTTACCAAAAGGCAGACGTGTTGCAGGTACCTGAGCTAGGTTGCAGTTACGGTGGGTAGCTCTGCCGGTGACTGTGGATGGGGCTATGATACTGTGGTGTATCTTACCGTTCTTGGTCAGCTTCATCCAAGCCTGATTACCCTCAGCCAGCTGCCCAATGCGCTTCTGAATCATGAAGAACTTAGCGAGCTTCTGTGCTTCTGGGTACTGAAGTGCAGATAGTACACTCTCATCAATTTGGGCATGACCCTGAGCTGTCATCAGCTTGGGCTTCCAGTTGTACTTCTTACGTAAGCAGAACTCGATATGACGCCGACTGTTAGGATTGAACTCAATGGTCTTAACCTTCATGAAAGGCTCACCAGCTACATACCCTTTAGTCTTGTTGTTGCGCTTAGGTATGAATTGTTCTTCTACATCCCATGGCTCAAACAGTGAGTGCAGCTCGCTCTCTATGTTGCTGCGTAACTCTGAAAGCTCACCATAGAGCTTAGATGCTGCTGGCATGTTAAAGGTCCAGCCAAACTTGCCTATCTTGTCACACAAGGTTGCCAGCTCATGGGCAAAGTCTATAGCTACCTGACTGTGCTCTTCTGGTGCCAGCTTCTTGTACAGCTCGTGAGTGACCTCAACATCCTGTACACAGTAGTCTAGCATCTCTTGTGAGAAGGTTTCCCAGCCCCCAGTATAATCGCCTTTGTGAAGACCAATCCGCATACCCCATGCGGCAAGGGAATGCGAGCCGTGCAGACGTTTCGGGAGGACCTTGTCTGCGCTGAAGTTCGCTTCATAGTCTTCGTTAGCAAGGTCAGCTCTGAGCAACCTTGAGAGCACTAAGGTGTCAGTGACCTTACCTTCGGGATTGAAGTGATTAGGGTACACTTTCCGAAGGCTGGGAATGTCGTAACCGATGATGTTATGACCAATGATTTCTGCAGCTGCATTCAGTCTGCATAAACCAAAGACCATTCCCTCTTCTTCATAAGAATCTATGAAGCCATCATCGATATTCTTAATGACCAGACAGTGTATTTTATCTGGGTCTAAACCGTTTGTCTCAATGTCGAAGGCCAATCGTTCATTCTCACATGTAGTTGGGCCACCAGCATCATGCCGGTCTGCGCGGTGTTTAATCCCTTCCTGCATTAACGCTCTCCACTAGTGTTGGCTGGAGTGTCAATCCGACTGCATTGAAACATGCTTCTAAATCTGTAATCTTTGGGTTGGTTCTAGTACGCCAGTTTCGTAGGGCTTCTCTGCAAATACCTGTGCGTCTACAGATATCTGCATCAGTTATTTGCTGCCTGTACATTTCTTCGTAAAGCGCACGTACTAATGGGTGGCCTGTGACTTTAGGCATACGGTAACGTCTGTATAATCTCATTGCTCTCTCCTTTAAAACATGTCGGCAGCGTCAAGCAGTCTGCCTGTAGACCTCAAATACTTGACACGCCCTGCCATGCCGGTCTCACCGGTAAAGCGGTTCTTTAATACGTGGATGTATCTGTGGTCCCCGTCTGGTTCGTCTGGGTCCACCTGTAGTGAGATAACGAAGTCACTCAGCTGCACAACACTATGGCTGCCACGCAGCTGCGAGGTCCGAACCTTGGCACCTTCTTCATGCCCTTTGTCGCCCTCAGGACGCCTTAGGTGGCTGACCATAACTAGACCTATGTTTAACTCACTTACCAGTGTCCTCAGGGCTGTACAGGCAAGGTCTATAGCTTTGCGCTCATCAGCCACTGCAAGCCCAGATATCATGATGCTAATGTGGTCTAAGATTATCCACTTCACGTCCAGTGCTTTAACCATGTAGTGGATACGGGCAATGATTGTATCTACCTCACTGCTGCCGAAGTGGTCATACATATAGAGAGGCTGGTCTGTGAACATGTCATCAAAGGCTGCATAGATATCTGCATCCTCGACACCTTCACGGTCCACTGTGATGTTCTTGTTCATGTGTATGCCAACAAGAGACATGACAGTCTTTTTGTTGCTCTCTTCCAGCATAATCATGCCGACTTTCTCACCCTGCTGATGCAGGTGGTAAGCTATCTCTTTAGCCATGGTTGACTTGCCGACACCAGAACCTGCGCTGAGAGTGACCATCTCACCCAGCCGAAGACCCAGAGTTACCTCTGTCAATCGTTTGTATGGGTAAGTAATTGCAGAGGCTGCTTCCACAACACTCAAAGACTGTCTGACATCGGCTGCAGCCACAATGCCATCAGGCCGGTAAGTCTTGGCCTCGAAGATGGCACTGATTATCTCTTTCTGCTTCCCTTGCAGAAGACACTCGTTTGCGTCCTTGTATGGCAGGTGTGCTATCTGCACTTTTCCTACCGGCAGTAGCTCAGCTACCTGCATGGCAGCATCACGTCCTGCATCGTCCATATCAAAAGCCAGTACGACTTTGTTGAACCCGTTGACGTAATCCCAGTTGTCTTTAATAGCGCGAACTGCACCAGCTGCGCCTTGCGGTAAACTCACACAGGCTGTCTTCTGCATTAGCTGCGCTATAGAGAGCATATCTACTTCGCCCTCTGTGATAATCAGTCTGTCTCCGCTAGACCACTTATGTGATCCGAATAGCGGCAGCTGCCGGCCCTGACCCAATAGTTTGAAGTCTTTATTCTTGAACCTAATCTTCTGAGCTACAGGCTTGCCGGCTTCGCTGTAGTACGTAGCAATCTGCACGGGCTCACCATTGTAGCTGCCCACGCTGTACCCCAGACGCTTGCAGGTCTCCTGCGTTAGTCCTCTGGATGGGATTGCTTCATACGTTCCCTTGAGTAAGTCTTTTTGGACTGCACTCTTCTCTGCCTTAAGATTGTCTGCTGCAGCTGCTTTGCCATCGGGTTCCTTCTTGTGTGTGGTGCAGCTGAAACAGTACGTTGCTTCGCCTCTTTCACCATTGTCATACCTCGCTAGTGCATCTGAGCTGCCGCAGTCTGGGCAGGGCTCATGTCTAATGAACCTTCCCTCGTCTTTTAGTTCCTGTAGTGATTGCATCTGTGCTCTCCTTCAACCACTGGTCTGGTATTGTCTTATGGGCCCACTGAATGCCATGCTTGTCGCAATACATTGCGTAGGTAGTTGGACTACCTTTGTAGAGCTTTGCGTTGGCATTACTGAACACCAGACGGATGTCGAGCTGTGGGCATTGTTCCCTGATTAGCAAGTGCTTGTGACGGTCCTCTGTCACCCAGCGTCCTTTAGTCTCGACAAAGAAAAAGCCGCCTAACTTGGGCAGCTTGAAGTCTGGTGTGTAGTGAGCCTGTCTCTCAGGCCAAATAAACTGGATACGCTCAGTCTCGTACAGGACCTCTAAACCGCACTCCTTAATCTGCTTAGAAGTCTTGTCTTCGAGCCCTGAGCGATATCCATTCCTTATGCCTCTAGAAGTCTGCTTTGAAGCCTTCTTCTTTCTGGTCATTGTTTTGTTCGCTTTCTGTTAAGGCTTTAAAACCACCTTCGACAGCATCAAAGCCACCATCATCACCGCCCTGACGTTCAGCCAGTTCGATAACTTGAATTGCACTTAGCTGCAGCGACACGCCTGTGTTCCCAGCTTGGTCATAGGTGTTGATTGCGCCCTTCAATCGCAGTACAGAGCCACCCCAAATCTGGGGTAGTCTGTCAGGCATTATATACTGACCCTCGCTGTCATAGACTTTCGGCTGGAACTTAGACTTTGCATTGATGATTATCTCACCTGTCTCATCGTCCACTTTCCAAGGCATTCTAGCTTTGTCAGCTTTCTTTGCCCCAAACTCATCCATGGCTACATCTTGGACCATCTTCATCAGCTCTTTGGCTTGGTCAGCCGGTACACGTAAGCCTGTCTTATAGACACCCTCACTGCTGTACTCCGTATCTGCTTTGTTGATCCACGGATATACCGCGAAGCCTTTATGGGTTTGGAAAGATTGTTTTGTTGCCATTGTAGGATTCTCCTTGTTCATCATTTTGGCTTGTTTGTTTCGGATGCCTGACATCGAACCCAGAAAGCAAAAGACCCAGCCGTGATGCTCTCGCGGCTAGGTCTGCTGGTATTGCTTTGTCTTTTAGTTTTCTGAGTTTGAGTTCTTCAAGCACCCTCTCTCTAGGATGCATATTGTGACCTCTTTTTTATCTGTTTCACATTACGCTAGGGTGGGACACCTTTACGCAAAACAATAGTCACTCTCCATTATCAGCTTGATGTCGAGACTGCCCTTTGATGGCACCTTAGGCATCTTGCTGGCATCAATACTATGTCCTTTCAATTCTAATTGCTCTTGTACCTGCCGCCTGATGTCGCTCAGGATGCAGCCATGTTCATACTGGTTAACAAATGACTTACGTACCACACTGAACAGCTTATCTGTGTCAGCTGGTACAGTGCCAAAGCTGTCATGAATGAGACACCAGTTACGTATGTTCTGCTGCAGACCTTCCAACACTGTGAACAGTAGATGACTTGAATCTAAACTGTGAATGATGTTGGGACTTATAGCTGACGCACACTTGCTTTTGTTAATGACTTTGTAGTCATCCTTGTTTAGCAGCAGCTGCGCTCTTGACCGCCCTGTCTCAGCCTCTTTGTCATACAGGTAAATCTTCAGACGCTTACGCTTACTCTTGTAGTATGAGTTCACTACTGGGAAGCCGATAGGCGTGAACCAGCTGACCGGCTCATTGTACTTAGCCATAAGTACAGCTAGGTCTTGGAAGAAAGACATGCCGGCAGCTGCACTGGTGATGACCTGTTGTATTGCATCCCAGTTATGCTGCGCCAACAGCCTAGCTGCTTTCAAAGGGTCACTGAACGGGTGCTTGTCTCTTGTGCCATCTGCTACTTCGTTTTGCAGGGGCGTCATTAAGTCATCCTTAATCTGATCAGCGAACCCATACTTCTCAGAGCTGTAGCCGTAGGTCATGACGTTGCGTTTGACTATCTTGCGAGTGATGCCGAAGCGCAACCATTCTTGAGCTTCTAAGCTGTCATCAGCTTGCATAGATTGTAGTACCTTATCAGCAACCGCCTGATAGACATCCTGTGGCCTGTCAGCCGGCACTAGATTGACTAGCTTGCCATCATCATAGGAAAGGCTCAGAGCTGAGTAATGTTGTACACCGCTGTTGCTGCCGTCCAAATTTATAGGAAGCCCTGACACATAATCCTCACCCTGCATCCAGAAGCCATAGAACTCCCTGCAGGCTGCAAGGAATGCCAGAGGCTTGTCAGCATCCGACCAGTACAGCTGGTTATCATTGCCGGCGTAGGTGCCATCAAAGTCGTTACCTATTTCAGCTATCCTATCAGCATTATCCATCACCCACTGAACACGCTCTGAAAAGCTCTGCTTGCTTATCTTGTTGAAGTCACCACAATTGGCAACATGCACTGCAATCCACCATGCACCTCTGCTGCCTATGGGCTTAGCCTCTGCCATGGTGAACATAGCTTTAATGTGGTCACTGCGCTGCGTGTTGAAGTTACATACAGGATAGATGCGGCCCCGAAAGTCAAAGCTGTGAGGCAGATAGAAGTGTTCATAATCTAAGAGTGAACGGGCTTGCTTGATATCAGTAGCCATGATTGCACGGTTGCCATCGACTTGCCGGTTCAGTCCTCTTATGTGCGAAGCCTTAATCCTGTGGCCCTTCTTCTGTTCATCAGTCAGGTCATCATAGTTCTCTGGGAACTTGTAAGCCGGCAGATGGTTGCGCCTAGGGAAGCTATCAGAAGGCTTGAGGTCATTCTCCCAGAGCCACTCAACAGCTGCTAGAGCATACTCATTGATACGCCACTTTGTGCGCTGTACAGCATTGATAGCATCAATAGCTGGCTGCATCCGGCCTGACCTGATAGCTGAAGCTGCCATCCGCTTTTGCTGCGGGGAAGCTCTGCGAATCATTGGGGTCATGAAGGCCAGTGATGGGTCTAAGTAGCAGCCGCTGTTGATTGTCTCCCACCCAGCTGGCTCTGTGACCATGGGTGTAAACACAGGCTCATTCCAGCTCACGGTCTGATTCAAGTCAGCTATCTCTGTAGAAGCCTTCTCAGTTAGACCTATACGAGGAATTGTCTTATGCTTCTTTATCTGGGTCCACATTTCGAAGATACCACTGGCTTCCAATACCGCACTGAATACAGGGGATGCAGCTTGGATGACCCTATCGTGGTCCCACTTCTCAGGCTGGAAGCCCTCTTTAGCTGCAATGGCTCTTACAGCTTTCTTACGGTGTTGGCTGCTGCTGTTTTTCTTTATAGCCAGATTGGTTATACGTTTAGCCAGCTTCTTGTCATGTTGGTACAGCCCAGCTGCAAAGTGTTCCATCTCGATGCGCTGACCTATGGTTCTAAGACACTTGGTCCTAGTTGCGTTCAGTCCTACACATTCCATGGCACACACTAAGCCGGCATAAGCCAGCAGCTCAGTGTCTATATCTTTGAGGTCCTTTAGCCACTTATATGGTGACTTATGTGGCTGACCGTTATCAATACGTTCCTGTAGGTTGGACTGTACAGCAGGGATTGCATCCTGCAGCAGCTTACTATGGCTACCTGAGACACTTAGGTCCTTAAGCTTAGCTTGGCGTTCAATGAACCTATCGTGACCATCAGATAACATCTGGCTTTCACGCTGCAGCTGATGCAGCGAGTTGGCTGTAATTCTATTAGACATTCTAATTCCCCTTGGTGCTCCCAGTTAGTCTAGGGTGGGACACCTTTAATGGTTGCAAAAGTGACTAGGTTTTATGCAACTAGGGGTTTATATGTGTGGGTGTTTAAGGAAGTAATTAGGCCAATAAATGCATATGCTAGATTCAGTGTAGATATGCGGCCTCTGCTAATCTTGCAATTACGTACATAGGTACAAATCATGCTCAAGCGTCTATAAGTGTGTTGTAAGAACCGGTTTATACGGCATAGTAAGTAGAGTTCAGATGCAAGGTCACAAAACGGTGGGGCAGTGGACCAATCGGCATCAAAAGTTGATCTTTGTCGTTTGTAAGTTTGATGAGTCATCGCGTCACTCCTTTCATGACACAAAATGTAACAATTGTTGCTTGTTTACAATACCAACCAGTTTAACCCCCAATGGTTACGTCAGTTGACACTTTTCTGCTGGAAGCCATTTCATAATTCTCCATGGCATTCATCCAATACCTGAGAGGTTTATTCTTTACTGTTTCAACGTGAAACTCAGTGTAATTATAGAATTGCTTTATTAAAACGGCGGTTCCTTTATAGCCTTTGCCATCCTCTTCTATCCACTTTTCGGCTAGGCACTCTTCTACCATTTTACCTGCAGCCTGACGGGTTATGAAAAGCTCTCTAGAGATTACTGCTTTTGTGTAAACTCGGTTGTCATGTGATGCTACAAACATCAGACGGGACATCGCATTTCTTACGGGTGTAGAATTGAAGTAACGCTGGATTTGCGTCTGTGTACGCCCGTTTCTGTTTTGGTAAATCTCGATTTGCCAGTAAGCCAATGACAGCGCGTATTCTTGAAGCAATTTGTTGTGTATATTATCCATTGCGAATGCTCCTTTTATGACAGCAGCGCGGCTGTTTTCTGGATAGTTTCCTTTTTGATGTGAATGTACTTCTTTGTCGTATCCGACCTTTTATGTCCTAGCCATTTACCAATAACATCGCTGTTTAAATTCAACTCATTTGCCATCTTTGATGCAACAGTGTGTCTAAATACATGGAACACAAATTGTTTATCGTTCGGTGCAATACAACGCCTCATTTTATTCCATAGTATATAAAACTTGTCAGCATAGTAGGATGTCAAGCCACCATGGAAAGCAAAACGCCTGACAGCATCAGCTGCCTCTTTATTATATACAGCTACCTCACGGGCATCACCGTTCTTGGTCTTGTGAAGCAGAACATGTGTATTACCATCCTCTTCGTACACATATGCTTCGTCTGAGTTAGCAATCTTGAGCACCTCACTGTGCCTCATGCCGGTGTAACGAGCTATAATGCACATGTCTGCAAACCACCTTGGCACGTCAGACCTTTTGCAGAATGTCTCTATCTTCTCCAGCTCTTCTTCTGAGAAGAACCGCAACCGGCTTTCCTCTTTCTTTGTGGTGATCTTAAAATAGTTGGCCCCAAACCCACTATCTCTAGCGAACCGCAAAGCCTTGCTAATCGCTGCAATGTGCCGGTTACATGTTGCATCACTGAAACCCTTTTCTTTGAGCTTCCTGATGTATTCATATACGTGGGGTGCCTCGATGTCTGAGACAGCCAGATTGCCAACCTTGAAGGCGAAGTTCTGCAACCGGCTGACACATTCATTATGGTGTTTCTGTGTACCATTCCAAATGTCCTCACTATAGTTATTCACTAGGTCTAAGATGTTCATGCTGTTTTTATGCTGCATAACAGACGCTCCCTTCTCTTCCATTGTAAGGGAACTTAAAGCCAAGGCTGCGGTACCATGCCTTGAGCTGGCTCTGGGTCAGGCCATCGTTACCCTGACGCTCCGCAGAGATGTGTACAGTCATGCCATGGGCCCTAGCTATAGACAGGAACCACTTAACACAGGCGGTGCCGTTACCGTACCCCTTCCTGAGTGACTGTATGTAGCCAAGTGTTATGACACCATCATTGAAGTCATCAGTCATCTCTATGACGCACTCGTAGTCAGGTATGTATTGCAGGAAGTGATTGAATGGATGAGGCTCGCTGCTTCTCAATATTGTATCAACGAATGCCTTTGTACGTGGGTGACGCTCTAACCTTGTTTCGTTAAGCATATCTCTCTCCTGATATTGCCATAGTTGCGTTGGCTAAATTGTGTGGTGATTGCTCAGTGTCGGACCAGCTCTGACCTACCTTGCGAGTACGCCAAGGGTATCCCCTGTCACATTCAACCTGATGAGCAATCCATACTGAATCAGCAACTCTACGGGCTGCTGCTGACGGTGCATTGCCCTTCAACAGCTTTCTGTATGTATTAAGCAGGTTGACTGTATCCCACTCCTGTGGGCCCTCTCTGAGGGCTTCCTGTACCTTCAGTGGCAGCAGATCATATGCTTCCATCTGAGTGTAGCGAGGCTTGTATCTGATAGCACGTTGGCGTGAGTTACTCATTACACTAACTCCCTTCCGACTGAATCAAACTTCCTTGGCTGGTGCCATTCGGCTCTCATGTAGCCATCATAGTCGTAGACTACTTCTTCCATCTGCCGCGCCTTTGTTAAGCACGGTGTAATCATGGCTCGCTGCTTGTCATAACCACTGCCATCACAGTCGCTGCCGGTTAGACGGAATACTATGACCCCGTCCACTGTGTTAGACTTCAGCTTCTTCTCAAGTGCTACAGAGCTGTTGATCTGGTAGTGCACCCATGACACTCGTTTGGTGGACCTGCCTCTGAGGGCGTTCTTTAGAAACTTGCGTTGCTTCTGATTCATTATGCAATCTCCATCTCTAACAATGTGTCTTTTATGAATGACTTAATCATGACCAGCTTTGACCATGAGTACATATAACGATGAGTGTCTTGACTATAGACACTTGTACTGTGCGTGATTGGGTCAAACTCCACCAAGTACGGCCTGTCATCGACAGCGATGATGAACGTATTGATAGAACGGTCCTTAAATTGCTTAGGGGTGTGGTTTGCTAGTAATTCCATTTTCATAAGTGCTCTCCTTATTGAACCTGATGTTTCATTGAGATACCGTCCCACTGTGAACGAGTGATACGGAACTTGATGAGTTGGACTGGGCAGCAGAGGCTCACATACTTGCGGCCTCTCTTAACCATCATGTGACGCTGACCGCAGAGGGGAGCTGTAGGGAAGTAGAGTGATACGTCCCACAACTGTGCAGTACGCCATGATTTCCATGGCAGCTTCTTATAACCTTTCCACTTTCTAGGCATTAGACTAACTCCTCAACTGGTGTCAGGGGCTGGTTAGGCTTGTGTGCAGCAATGCGAGCCTCTGTGCGTTCAATGTATGTTTGCGCTATCTCTGCATCGTCAAAGCACTTGTGTGCCAATGCCTGAGCTTTTTGCACTTCCATCTTAGCCACGAGTTCTTCCAGACGGTCAGTGTGTGTCTCGTATGGCATTGAGTTGGAACCGAAGCACTGGTTGTTATGAAAGCCAAAGTCTTTGGTGTAACCGTGTGAGGCAATGCGGCCTGACTGCACGTCAACCTTGTGCTTACGTGCACATATCTGGCAGGTGCCAACGTGTGTGGCTGAACGCTCAGTCTTTGGAGCTGCTGCCTTAGGCTTGGCAGCTGGCTTGACTACAGGCATGGCATTCATGCGCTCACGCTCACGAAACAGGTAAGCCACACGGTGTGCATTCTCATTACCTAATCCAACACGCAGCGCAGCTAAGTGCTTCTCATAGCGGTAATGGCGCAGCTCCATAGGGAAAGCGAGCCAGATATTGATGCCAGCTTCTTCGAGAGCCTTGAGGTCACGCTTATCACGTAAGCACTCATAGGCACGTTGGATACGTGTGAGGCAGTCTTTCTTAGCTTGCTTGGTAGGGAAGCTCTCAGCTGCAGACAGTTCGTGTGCTACTGAAAGGTTGTATGCAAATGTGTTCTTTGCTGGGTCTGTATAGTAAGTCATTATGCTGCTTCCTTTTCTGCTAAGAGACAAAGGACGTACAGCTGAGATGCCAGCTTCGTTGGGGACCACTTCTGTGACATGCCAAGCTCTAAAGCAGTGGTCAGGGACATACCCATGACAACGTCACTGAGATGGAAGTCATCGCGTGTGGGGAAAGCATCAGCCCACTTGGGCTCCACCTTTAGCCAATGTTTGTAGAAGATATCTTCAGTCTTCTGAGCATATGCCTCGTAAGCATCGTCACGCTGCTGAAGTAGCTTTTGGATCTGGTCTTGATATGTAGTCATTTGACACTCCATGTTTCTCACTATGCGAAACACTTGTGTCTAGTGAACCTTCGGTTCGAGACCCCCAACCTGCTGATTAGAAGTCAGCTAGTCACAAGTGGTGGTATTGTTATACACTAGTCTCAATAGATAGTCAAACAATTAGTGTCTGATTAGCTTAGGGTGGGACACCTTAGTTTGAAAAACACCGTCCACCATGGTGAGGCAGACGGTATCGTGTGCTATTTCTTAGGCTGGCGCATAGTTTCAGCCAATCCACCACCGAAGTAGAACCCTACAATCAGTAGCATTATCTCTCCGATCCAGAAGTCACCTAAGATGGCCTTTACGCCCTCTATATCGCCTTTGCCGGCAAGGGTCATGCCCAGCGTTATGGCAAAGCATATGAGGAACGTGAAGGTAAACATCAGAGCAAGGTAGCGTTGGGCCAGCTTAAATGGGGCATAGGCGTTCATAAGGTCAATCTTAGCCTTACTCTTAGCTGCTATCTCTTCTTCACTACTGGTGTGCATTGAATCAATAAGGTCCATGCCTTTCTGTACAACATCGCCTGAGCCCAGTATTTTGCCAAGGATAGGTAAAATCATGAGTAGCTCCTGATTATATCTGCGTTGCGCTGCGCCCTGTTTGGCACAGTAGTCGCGTAACGGCTGTTTAACAGCTCACCAGCTGCGTTCTCCATGTCACCTATACTCAGGTACTTTAGTGTTTTAGTGAACAGCATGAGCCGGCTTATACCCATGTTGAAACACAAGTCTATAAGCACTTCCTGTATGCCGGCAGGTGTTTCATCCCACCAGCTAATGTTCTTCTCTAGCTCGTGAATACACAGGTCAATATCTTCATCCAGCATCTGCATCGCTGTGATATCTGATATGCCACGGTCCTCAATGTTCCTTCCCACGCCCAGCGTTATCTTATTTGCGGTACAAGTGTAAGGGAATAGCCGCAGCCCCTCTTCTTCTATAAGTCTTTTGCGTACTGCTTCTCTGTTCATTTCTATCTCGCTATTACAAAGGCACCCACAAGCGCAGCAATCATGAGAGCTACTACAGCCACAGCTACAACGATTGTTTTTAGTGTCTCTTCAAACTCATGCTGTTTGCGTCTACGTTCCATAGCTGCTTTCTTTGCAGCCTCTTTAGCTTCTTGGATACGCTTGTTACGCTCTGCCAATATGCCGGCCCATGTCCCATGTCCAAAGCGCATGTCTATCATGGTTGCAACTTGCTGCAGCTTCTCTTGTGCCAGTTTATGGTCAATGATTTCCTGAGCTACTGAGGTAGTCGAGAACTGGCTTGCACCAGCCTTTTTGTTTCTAGCTTTCTGCAGCTCCTGCTCACCTCGAAACAATAGGTCTATTTCTTGACCAACCTCAGCTACTGATTTGTATGCGTTAATGCCCTGCTTGATGTGATCAGTCACCTTAGTGACCAGCGCAATGCCGGTCAGGGCTGCTGTCACTGGGTCAACCATGTCGGAGCTCCTATCTTTTAGTACGCCAGAGTTTAACGAGTAGGTACACGATAGACAGTAGACCAACCACTAAAGCCACCCACTCGTTAAGAGCAGGTAGCCACAAAGGGGCAGAAACACCCCCTGTTGCTATGAGAATATCGTTTTGGTTCATCCCACATACACCTTTCTGTGGTCAATGATTCCAAAGTTGGTTCCGTTATTACTTGTTTCGAAGTCGATGAAGTGACGATGGCTTCTGCTAAAGTGACCTAGCTTTCCAGATATAGTTCCACTGAAAGTAGGTGTGTAACTTGTGCCAGTTTCTATCAGATACCCTTTTGATACCCCTTCGTAGAAGGCTGGCATAATAACGTCATTAGGTATCCAAGTGGCGGCCCTTGTAAAATTACCTTCACCACCAAACGTGTGTGTGTATTTGGGCTTATCATTTTCAAATAACACACCATCCAAACTATATGGGTTAGCTGATGTGTTCATACTCATGATTTGACCGGGGGTAGTTTGTTGCCAACCGAAAAGCTTGTTGCCGTTCTTACCCCACAACATACAACCCAATCCACTTCCAGTGAAATTGGCTGAACTGCCGACAGCTCTTTGATAGCTGTAAGCACTGGCACTGAATGAAGATGTAGTAAATTCGTTAATATCATCGCCAGTCTGACCACTTATAAGTATCCTAGTAGCATCAGGATTTGCGACTACATAAGCAGGTGTAGTTTCGTAAGCAGAAACACTAACAGTTTCTCTAGTGCTGTAAGAAGTAAAGTCATAGCCAGTGCTAAAAACTAAACTATGATATCTGTCAGTAGTAGAACATACAAAGTTAATTCTAGTGCCATCAGAATTTACAAGAAGTCCCCGTGGTGTATTAATCCCAAAACTTGTTTTATCAATGCCACCTCTAGCACCAGTCATAGCACCTATTCTTATTACATCAGTTGAAGTATTAAAGGGTTTTGCGCTTGATAAGTCGTATGGTCGCTTAAGTTCAAGTTTGATTATATTATCCAACCCATACCAAATGCCTATAAACCCAAGACCGTTGTTATAGAAGTGCATCCCACTCAACTGAGCGTTCATACCATTTTGTGTATTATCAGCAACCCATGTATCTGTATCATGTACACTTGCTTCACTACTGTCATAGCTAGGAATAAAGCTATATGTGAACTTCTTTCTGGCTGGAGCATTACTAAATGAAACAGTCGTGTCTGCTGTAAGTGTGCCAGCGTCAAAGAAGTTATCATCACCACTAAGGTCGAGTGATACAGCCCCTGCACTTGCCACTGTAGCTTTTTGGAACAATGTTTCACCGCTTGCGTTATCAAGCGCACCTGCTGGAAGGTCAAAGTTACCAGATATTACATCAGCGAAATCTCTTGCTCTGGTCATTGTGATACCTCCGGTTTATCAGGCCACACCACAGTAGTTGGGTCATTGTATGTATTGGTTATGTCACGCAGCTGCTGTCGATAGGAAACATATGCGTTCTTGATTCCGTCAGGAACGTCTGCACATTGTGTCCAATCTGTTTCTGCAAGCTTCTTGTTACGCATTTCCCTTAGCTGCAACATCAATCTTGCTGCAACGGTTGGATTAGCGTTTTGCTCTTCTTCTGTAAATGCTATTTCAGCTGCAGTAAGCTCTACTTCTTGAGCAGCGGCAGAAACAGCAAAATCAACAACTAGTTTATTCATGCGTTACGTACTCCATACAAATATGCTGTGCCTTGCGCTATATCACCATATCCAAAATAAAACTTTATACCTCTAATTGCATCACTGGCAGCCTGCTGATAAATATCGA